ATTCTATAAAATCATCCTTTGGTAAAAATAATCGTGAACTACGACGAGTATTTAATTCCCGTGTTGCGGCTCAATTACGTGGTGGACTTTATGATGATGCCAATGCGGCTGTAAATCAAACCGCTAAGGGTATGCGCAAGATGTTTGATGCAGCCCATGAAGCGGCTCATGCAGTTGGTCTTCCGGGCTTTGCTAAAGCATTGGACAACTACATGCCACGTATGTACCGATGGGATCGCATTCGACGCTTGTCTACCACACCTGAAGGTAAAGCAGATCTTATTAAACTTGCAGCACAGGCTTTAGGTAAGAACCAACGTCAAGTTGTTGTAGACGGTGTGGAACAAGTTATAAAAGGTGATACAAACGAAGCAGCAACTGTGTTGGCCAATCGATGGATTGATATTGCAACACGTACTGAGAATTCTCCTATGTTGGCGCAGGATCAAGTCCTTGCAGACGCTATGTTGAAGTTAAACGCTCCACTTAAAGAAACAACTGGAAGCCCAACTCCCTATGGACGTGCTCGACTTATTCTTGATGAGGGCGCTACCGTACCAACAACAGTGGATCATTTAGGCTCAGGTAAACTTGGACTGTCGTTGGCAGACATTACGAATGATGATCTTCCTGCTGTCTTCCGTAAGTACCAAACGTCAGTACAAGGCGCCATTAATGAGAAGCGCTTGATTGATGCCTTCAATGCAAACTTAATTAAACACAATGTTCTCGGGCCGGTGGAACGAGTTGCAGGAAAGGTTGGCAAGGAAGTTCAACAAGTTGTTCAAGTTAAGACCATTGAGGATGCAATCAAAGTCTCACAGGAACTTGGAGGCATTGTTACAGAAGATGAATTAAAGGCTCTTCGAGAAGTTGTCTCAGCCATTAAGTATGAACCAATTCACAACGGGGCTGCAACTACAGCAGACAAGATCCTTGGGTTCTTAATGCCTATGGGCTACCTTACAACTGGTGGACAGTTTGGTTTAGCCGCTATGGGTGAAATGGGGCGTATTGTTGGTACTCTTGGATTAACCAACACTCTTAAACAAATGCCTATTCTGTCTGAAATGATTTCCAATTATCGTAACCTAGATCGAGAAACAAAGAACTTTGCGTCATTCATTGACTCTTGGTTCTCTCCTGCGACTGATCGGTTGCGTAGATCCTTTACTCAGATCTCTGTTAACCCAGATCAATATGCCGGTGTAGCCAAACGTTCACTGGATGCAGCAGCAAACGCTATGTCAGACATCTCGTTGCTTGCTCCTATTACCAGTTTCACTCAACAGTTGACCGCAGCGGCTACCCTTCAGCATCTTTACGAAGTCAGTCGTGGTTTCTCTAGACGTATGGATTCTGCAACAATGAAGGCGCTTGGTCTAGATATGGCTCAATACGAAACCGTAATTCAGTTTGTAGGAGCCAACGCTAAGACAAAGTCTGGTTTCTTTGGAGACCGTGTTGTAGATCTTTTAAACACAGACTCTATCCACATGGATCTTCTTGGAACTATGGTAGATCGCATGGTTCGCAAGCGAATTCAAGATATGCCAACCCGTGGTGATTTTGCTAAGGGAATGTTCTCTACATGGGGCAAGATCTTTACGCAGTTCCGCAGTTTTAACCTAAAGGGCATGGACAACTTCTTAATTCAGAACTCTACCCGAATTGCACAGGGTGGTGGAGCAAAGGTTGCTCAAGAGATTAGCGCAACGCTTATGCTTAGTGGTCTAATCCAGTATGGCAGAAGTTACTCAGAATGGTCTATAGCAAACGATGGTTATGATCAAAAGAAAACTGATAAACTTGCTGAGAAACTGACCACACTTGGTATTGTTAGAGGTGCTCTTACCGGCCCGTCAGAATTCTTCCTTCCCTTCTTTGCGGCAGACGCTGCTTGGACTACTTTTGTAGACAAAGATCCTTTGTTTGCGCAATACCGCTACAGCGGCTTGGGTGTTCTTGAGGCTCCAACCTATGCGATGGGCAAAAAGGCTTTTGGAGTGGCTCAAGATATCTATGGAGCAACCATTGGCAAAACTTTTGGTCTAGACCTAAAGCAAGAAATCACGCAAGGCACCATGCACAAATTACGTACTTTAATTCCGGGACAGAATATTCCTTTTCTAAAGGATGTATTAAGTATCTCGGAACAACAAATCACTGAAATTTATGACCTCCCTAAAAACCAACCAAGACAGACCTCGGAGTGATTCTAAGGAACTAAACCTATGCAAAACAGTTATCAACTATTTACCGGAACAGGCTCACAAGTCTCCTTCACCTTTTCATCCATTGACGGCTGGGTGTCCAGCGGCTTCTTGAAGGTTTACGTCAATGACGTACTTCAGACAACCGGCTATACCCTGCAAGATCTAACAACGGCAAGCCCAAGAGTTGTGTTTGGTACTGCTCCAGTGGTTGATGCGGTGATTCGTGTTGCCAGAGAAACCCCACAAACCCTTAGCACTTTTAAGTCTAACATTGTTGACTTTGTTGATGGTTCCGTGCTGAAAGCGGCTGACTTGGATTCGGCTGTAGCGGGACTGTTGCATATAGCACAGGAAACCACTGATGTGGGCGCTGTGGCTTTAGGTAAGAACACCGCCCAAACTGCGTGGACGGCCGAAGGTCAAATCCTCAAGAACCTAGTGGATGGCGTCGAGTTGCAGGATGCAGTCACCGTGGCTCAACTTCAACAGGCTAGTTTGTATGGCGGTGGAGTCATTGTATCGCCTCAAGCGTGGTCTTTTACAGGCACCGGCAGTCAAGTAACCTTTACTTTAAGTCCTCTTGCTGCTCAAACAGACCCAAATATGTTTGTTGTTGCTGTGGGCACGGCTGTTCTTGCTCCTTCAGCCTACACAATTTCAGAGCAGTATTTAACGTTTAACACCGCTCCCGGATCAGGTGCTACTATTACTGCTCGTAACTTTGGTGTGACCCGTACCATTTTAAACTCAGTTACTGCGGTGCAAATTGGAACAGGCGCTGTAACAAATGTTAAACTAGCAACCGATAGTGTATCCACCATCAAGATTCAAGATGGCGCAGTTACTACTGCAAAGATGCCTGATGGTGCAGTTACGCTTGCTAAAATGCAAACCGTTGGTACAGACACTTTGCTTGGACGTGCCACAGCGGCTACTGGTGCCGTAGAGCAAATTCCTTGTACAGCCTTTGGTCGCACAATGTTGGCTAATGTTGGTGCCGCTGAACAACGGGCTACCCTTGGCCTTGGTGACTTGGCTATTAAAAATGTTAACACGCTTGAAGATCTTCCATTGATTGCCGGTAACACAGTGTTAGGCAATGCTGCTGCAACTTTGGGTGGTGTGGGAGCCTTTAGTTGTACTTCGGTTGGACGAGGAATTCTTTCGCAAGAAACCACCACAGATGTAAAGACCTATTTAGGTATTACTACTGCGGGTAGCGGAGCCAGTGCAACTATTGTTTCTCTAAGTGCGCCTACGTGGAACAACACAGACATGATCTTGTCTTTTGTTAAAACCACTGCTACATACGTTAGTGGTATTTTAACCGCAGTAACTACAGGCACTGAAACAGTAACATTGACCTCAGTAAAGACCTTGAAGGATTGGTATGACACTGGTTCATCAACGACTAGAACTGAAAGCGCAAACGTTAAGTTTAATGCTTTAGGAACCAAGTTAGTACAAGAAGTAAATCAGTGGGTCTTGAGTCACGGTTTAATTACTGCCGTAAATTCAACCACTGAGCGAGATGTTTCTACCCTATCGGATTGCACATAATGCCTTTATATAAACATACAGACGGAAACCTAATAAAGGTGGCTGGAGGTCTAGCAACATCTAGTAATTGTTGTTGCGGCGATGTGGGATACTGTTGTATTAATGGAGATTGCGTTGACCTAGATGCAAGCATCGGTTTAACGTGTGCTGCTTGTAATGAGGCGCCCGGAGGAGTGTGTCACCGCAGTACTACAGTTACTTGTGCCACACAAAGTGATTGCGAATGTTCTCCCGGATCTGGCGCAGCGGGAACTGGTGGAAGTTATTGTACAGGCTCTGGAATGGGTGGTACATTAGTCTAATGAAAATATATCACTCATATTGGTCTAAGGGTTATGTTGGCTCGCCCCCGGCTTATGTTGTTGATCTTCATAACCTCTCTGCTTACTTAGCAAAGAAACAGTATGGAGAGATCCATTTAATCACTGATACGGAGGGCAAGAAGCATTTAAGTGGCATTGAGTACGCTTCTATTTCCACAACCTTGGATACGCTTCCTGCGGAATATGGCACTGTGTGGTCTTTGGGTAAACTACTGGCGTACAATCAAATTGCAGCCCTTAGTGAGCCTTTCATGCATATTGATTACGATGTGCTGCTATGGAAGAAATTGCCTGAAACGTTCACAGCAAGCCCTGTGTTTGCCGAACGCTTAGAAGCAAATGTAGACTGGCGTTATAACGTCATGAACTTTTATAAGCGATGTCCAAACCATCATGATTTAAAGACCCTTGTTAAAGATGGTGCTTTGAATGCCGGGGTGTTTGGGGGCACAAATTTAGATTTAATCTATAGAGCCACTCTTAGGGCTATGGCTTTTGTTCTTGATCCGTTTAACAAAGAGTTTATGGTTTCGACGGATATGAAAATAAATGTTCCGCATTGGAGTCGGGCAACGATTGCTGAACAGTTGTACATTTATCAATACTGTTTGATGAACAATCAAGATATAACTTTTCTTTTAAAGACTAAAGACCACGCAAGCCAACAAATAGAGTGCACAGATTTAGGCTATACCCATCTGTGGGGTATAAAACATTTGCCTGATATGAAGCACCGGATTTACAAGAGGATGGAAGAGTTTAAACTGCAAACTAAAGAAGACTATATGCCCAGTATTTCGTGGGCTGTTGGTGGAGCAGTAAAGGCTCTTAAATCTTTGGCGTACAAACCGACAGAACAATCAGAGCAGCGATTAGCAATATGTCACTCATGTCCTGAATGGAATGGCAAGTCGTGCAAGGTGTGCGGCTGTTATGTAAAACTAAAGGTACGAGTACCAGAAGAGAAGTGCCCACATGGAAAATGGTAAGACAGCATGATACACGACGAGTCCATACATTTCGCACTAGGTCGGCTTGAAGGAAAAGTGGATACTTTAATCCAACTTCAACGACTGCATGAAGACCAATTAAAGAACCACGAAGAACGTCTTCGGGAACTTGAGCACTCACGAAGTTTTACTTTGGGTATGGCCGCAGCGATTGGCGCCGGTGTATCTATTGCTTCAAACTTTGTTATTAAGGCTTTTACACAATGAACAAAAAGATCTTGGAAAACATTCACGATGCCCTTGCTAGTGAACTGCTGAGAAAGATCTCTGATGGCACTGCAACTGCAACAGAACTTAATGTTGCCCGTCAGTTCCTCAAGGATAACGGTGTAGACTGTGCTGTGGACAATAGCAAGCCAATGCTTAACCTAGCCAAGATCATGCCGTTCGATGAGGAAGAAGAAGCCGCTTGAATGAACTTGAACGCAAACTGAAGGACTTCAGGAACTTTGTGTTCCTTGCTTGGGATCATTTAGGGCTGCCTGAGCCTACCCCCATTCAACTTGATATCTCGACCTATCTTCACAAAGGCCCGAGACGCCGAGTCATCCAAGCGTTCCGAGGAGTTGGCAAGAGTTGGCTAACGAGCGCCTATGTGGTGTTCCGCTTGATGCACGATCCAAGACTTAACGTACTGGTTGTGTCGGCTAGTAAACAACGGGCTGATGACTTCAGTACATTTACGCTAAGGTTGATCAACGAGATTCCTGTGTGCCAGCATTTGAAACCTAGGGATGAGCAACGGAACTCAAAGATCGCCTTTGATGTCGGCCCGGCTCCTCCCTCTCAGGCTCCTAGTGTGGTCTCCAAGGGAATCACCAGTCAGATCACTGGTAGCCGGGCTGACTTGATCATTGCGGATGACGTGGAGAGTTTAAACAACAGCGCAACCTTTGTTATGCGTGAAAAACTGTTGGCATCCATAGCCGAGTTTGAGGCTGTGTTGAAGCCCGGAGGCGAGATCTTGTATCTTGGCACCCCCCAAACAGAGCAATCGATCTACCACGGTCTGCACGAAAAGGGCTATAGCACCCGTATTTGGCCAGCCCGATTCCCTGAAGAGCGCCTAAAGGTAGCCTTTGGAGAGAAACTGGCGATGACATTGCGTGATGGCGTTACTGGAGATCCCACAGACCCTAGGCGATTCAACCAGATTGACCTGATGGAACGTGAAGCATCCTATGGTAGGACAGGCTTTGCGCTCCAGTTCATGCTTGATTCTACCCTCAGCGATGCTGACAGGTACCCACTCAAGTTGTCTGATCTGACGGTCTTTGGTTTGAACCCTGAGAACGCACCTGAGAAGCCCATCTGGGCAGCCAATATTAGTAACATTGTTAAAGACATTCCCTGTGTTGGCTTCAATGGAGATCGTTACTACGGGCCGATGGACATCATTGGTAAATGGATTCCCTATGAAGGTGGCATCTTGGCTATCGATCCCAGTGGTCGAGGAGACAACGAAACAGCCTATGCTGTGGTTAAGATGCTGAATGGGTTCCTGTATGTGACTGCTGCCGGTGGACTGAAGGGTGGCTACAGCGCCGAGACCCTGACCAAACTAAGTAACATTGCCAAGAGACACGCAGTGAACAAGATCATTGTGGAGTCTAACTTTGGTGACGGTATGTTTACCGAGTTGATGAAACCTTATTTGATGGCTAACTACCCCTGCACCATTGAAGAGGTTCGACACAACATTCAGAAAGAGCGCCGGATTGTAGACACCCTAGAGCCTGTGATGAACCAGCATCGTCTGGTGTTTGACGTGGGCGTCATCAGGGATGACTACGAGAGCACCAAGCAGTACACCACTGAGAAGGCTTTGCAGTACAGCCTAATGTGGCAGATCTCTCGCATGACTCGAACTAAGGGTGCCCTAGCCTACGACGATAGAGTAGACGTCCTAAGTATGGCCGTGTCCTACTGGGTGGAGCAAATGGGTCAGGACGCTAACCGGAAGATGGCTAATAGGAATGAAGACCTGCTGCAAGATGAGTTAGATCGTTTTATGGATCATGTTGTTGGACGTACTCCTAGGGAGAGAGGAAATTCATGGATGACATAGAGGACTGGGAGGCTGAGTTTATGCGCTCTGCCTGTGTGGCCATTGTTCATTATGAACAGCATCTAAGGAGCGATGACCCAATAAACACGTCTAAAGGCCTAGCAAGGGCTATGAGGTCGCTTAAAGACCAACTGCCGGATGAGTTACTTATCTTGCTTAGAACAGAATTAGGAACTAAAAATGCCTCGAGACTATAAAAAAGAATACGCTAAGTATCACGGTACTAAGAAGTACAAAGAAGAAAGAGCCTCTAGAAATGGTGTTCGTCGTAAGATGGAAGCCTCAGGTAGAGTTCGCAAGCACGATGGAATGGATGTGGATCACCGAAATGGTAACCCACGGGACAATCGTATGTCCAATCTAAGAATCATTACAAAGTCAGCAAACAGGAGTAAACACTAATGGCAAAAATAACCACCGTCGTCACCCCCCCAACCGGTGGAGTTCCCGATGAACAGACTTCAATTCCAGTGGATAGTAGCAAAGGCGCTAAACTTCGTAAGAAGCGTCTTACAGATCTCAAGATTGCTCGAGGTTATGTTCCTAATCATGACCCTGCTGTTTTGGATGTCTTTGAAACTTTTCAACGACACAGTTTAGAAAGTGGATTACGGGCTAAAGGTATCAGCCTAAAGATTGCTAAGGGTGTGACTGCACAACTTATGAGCAATCAAGCCACCTCGATTATGGCCTCTCGTCCTACCGGAATGAAGAAGATTAAACGATAAGGAGTACATCATGGTCATCAATTGGTTCCCTTACAGTATCCCTGTGGTGGTAACTAAGATGGCTAAGGGTGACTTTGGAGAGTTCTTGTTCTTTCCTTCTCCAGTAATTATGATCTCTGAAGATATTAAATCGAACGTCCTATCTAGCACTTTATTGCATGAGATATTTGAAATGATCAATGCAGTGCATGACCTAGGTCTAACCGAGTCCAAGATCAGGACGCTGGAGGTCGCTCTTAGTCAGATCATGTGTCGTAACCCCGAGGTCACTCGGTTGGTCTTTCCAGAATCGTCTGAGAGCGACCCGGGTGACGAGGATACGTCTAGGTCGGTCTGATGTCAAACTATGGCTCTTAGGTCATCCTAGCGGCCTTTAAACAGGTGCTACCGTTCGTCTCAAGCAAGATGCCACCTTATCTCTGGCGATGGGGGTACTTAAAATCCCTCACGGTAGCCACTAGTTTAGACAAAAAAATCTGAAGGGGTTTAATCAATTGAAAGCGCAGGGTTTCCCCCCTTGGCATCACCTGCGGTGCGCCTACGGGTGACCCCGCTATCCTCGAAGTTCAATTAAAGAGAACTTTATCTTTTTATTTGTTTATCAATTGATAACTTTATATTCATATGCGGATATCCAACACTGGCGGTCTAGAATTCTAGATTGTCTGTGTCTGTCTATCCGATTCTTTATTTCCTAGGGGGTACTTGCAATTTCCTAGATTCATGATCTAATACATGGGTCGAACAAGCGCCCACATGATCCGCACACAGTGTGGACTGATAGGCGCCTTCGAGATCTTGAAAGGATCACACTATGAACGCTACTAATAAACTCACTGCAAAGCCTACCTTCGCTCTTTCATTCGCCGATACGGAACAACTACTGGCGCAAGCAAGAGTACTTGAATCAATTAAACGTATGGAATCAGAGAAGGCACCAAAGGCAAAGGCACCAAAGGCACCAAAGGCACCAAAGGCAAAGGCACCAAAGGCACCAAAGGCACCAAAGGCAAAGCCAGCGGCGCCAGTGGCAAAGCCAAAGGGTGAGAAGGTAACCAACTTGACGGATGCACAGAAGGCAACGCAAGCCAACTTCATTCTTGCAGCCACTGCAGTGGACGGAGCCAGTGAGAAAGCAGCCATCGCCATTCATGCTTGCTATTCAATCGGTCTTCACACTGCCTATGGGCTCTCATTGAATGACTATGTAGTGCGCACATTGTCCGCCGTGAATATTGCAAAGTCGACTGTGTACTACTTGAGAGACATTGGCTACTCTTTCGCCGTCCTTGGAATTGATCGGGCACGACTCTTTCCACTTGATGGACTGCGCACACTGGCGAGTAGTTGCAAAGGCGATGCAAAGGCACTTAAGGCAATGGCTTTAAAGGCTCAAGGCGGGCGAACGGATTCAAAGCCTACGCTCAAGAGTGTTAGAGAATGCGCAAAGCCATCGGTTGGCAAGACACATGCCCAGATGGTAGGGCAACTCTTTGGTATGGCTTGCAATCTGGGCGGCACTGATATGGCGGTCGTTGTTGCTTTGCTCACTGAAGCACTGGCGAAGGCAACACATGCCCTAGCCATTCAAGTACAAGCGCCAGTAGCGCCAGTGGAAGCACCAAAGGCAAAGAAGCCCAGCAACAAGGTAGAATTGATTGAAGACAACGACGACGACTGCGCAATGTAAAGTCTAGAACTCTAGACTGACACACTACGATCCCTTGCTTAGCCACTGGCTAGGCAGGGGATTTTTTTGTGCCCATTTTTTTTACTTTTTTTAGCCTGAATAAAAGATATCAATATCTTAAATTCCACAGTGAGCCCAAACGGCGTTCACTATCATCAGCCCAAGTCGTCCCGCTCAGGCAGCCCAAGTCGTACCCGTTTTTAAAACCAACGGTCTAGACTCTACACTAGAACTTGCAGCCACCACGATTCGATCTGACGCACACCCTAGGCACACCATACTTCTAGACCATTCAATCATATCTGTCAGCCTACAGGCACTCTAGTGACCTTTAAACAGCAGCCACTATCATTACTATCATCGGGGCGCTAGTCGTCGTCCTCAGTTTAGACATTCACAACCACTTTAAAAAAACACTTAGGTTAAACTTAAGTCTATACTTTAGTCTACCCTAAGTTCCTTAGATAAGTATTAATACAAGTACTAGTAAGTATTAACCTAAGTCAATATTGAAGTTTACCTTAGGTAACTAATACCACTACACATTGGAATCTGTCCACAATATCTTAAACGTGGATGGGCATTGACATATCAGATCCTTCTGTTAGTATGTGTATTGGCTAGAAGATCTCTGCAAAGTGCAGGGAATTCTAGTCTAGACTCTACACTCGAATCTTGAAAGGATTCACATCATGTGCGACCGTACCACTCATCGACGTCATCAATCCCGTTTTGAAACTCTTATTCTAAAGGCAGATATTGCCCTAGATGAGGCACGACTTGTAGAACAAGTGTCACTACGTGCCCCTCGTTTTGCTGTTAAGACTCCACGACATGACCGATGTGCTTGTGGTCAAGATATCGACGTGGAAGATAATGGCGTTTGTCCGTTCTGTGCTCAAGACATGGATTCAAACTATTGAGTCTAGACTCTATACCAACAAAGGAAAACACAATGAAAACAGAATACATGGGCAGCGTCACAGTAGATTCGGGTCAAATCTTTATCGGAGACCCTTGTTATATCACGTCAGAGTTTGAAGATCAGTACAAGTCGGGCTCACCAACAGATGAACTTAGTTATTCAGCGTGTTGCGAAGCGTCACTTCAACAAACCTCTTTAGTAGGAAAAAGGTATGACTCTACGACTGCGCTAGGTTGCTCGATGCGTACCGATGGTGATGGAATTATGGACATATTTAAAGTCACTAAGAAGAATGGTCAATCATATTTAAGAATTCAACGCCGATCACAGAAAGGAATCTAACATGTTATACGAAGTTAAACTAATCAAGAATTCACTAGTGTTGCACAAAGATGGATACCCAGTCACGTT